GGTCTGATTTCACGGTATTCGTGGGTTTTCTTGCCTGCCAAGATTTCATCGAAATACTTCTGTTTGATGCTTAATGTAAGAATGTTCATAATCGTGTCAAATTTAAATTAATACTCAATAGTTGCGGAAACAGGACTCGAACCTGTGACCACCGCCAAGTCAAAGCGGTAAGCTAACCAACTGCTCCATTCCGCGATAGTACCCCAAAGGTACTACCATAACCAAAGATAACGAAATATCTTCAATCGTTATACACGACAATCGGCTTATTGTCGTGAACTAAGCCATTTGTCCCGTCTTTCTCTGCATGCCTCTAAGGTAGGCGCACAACAAGCAAACAGTTCGCCACTTTCAGTACGATAGTCATATTGGTACATTCTTACTCTCTTACCTTTCAATTTGGTAGTGTAAGTGCAATAGTTCTCTTTACCGGGCTGGCATACGCTACAACCTCTTTCGTCGTTAATTGAGTTCATAATCATTTATCAATACTTACTTAGTAATTTGTAAAACATTCGCCTTTTCTCTATGTATTTAAGACCATTTCGCCTAAGACCTCGCTTTGATTTTGATACAGTCATTTGGCAACCTGCAACGCCAACGCAGATGTAATTTGAATGATGCCTTTTAGCTTCTTTGAAAGCCCACCAAATCGCTTCACGACAATATCTATAGCTATCATTTTGAACACCCTCGTATCCTCTACTTAAAATGAAGTGGCCTATTTCATTTGCTTCTTCTTCTGAATAGCATATTGTGAATATATTATTCATCCTTTCTTTGTTTTACTTGTTCAACCAAAAACTTTTTAAAATCATTCTTGTACTGGCTGTGAATGATTTTATACTGATGGGATAGGTTAGGCAATTGTTTGTAACCTTTGCTATACAAGAATTTGGCTACAAGCTCAATTTTTGCACGGTTACTAAATCCTCTGTCTTTGCACATGTTAGTTATACAGACATTCGCCTTGCTGGTAGGCTTCTTTTCAACTGGCGACACATTTTCACGTCTGTTATAAGCGTGCGTTCTCGGATAACCGACCGCTTCGCCTAAATATTCACCTGTGATGCAATCAAATTCACCACTAATTAAACTATCTGCTATTTCACCCATAATAATCAATATTTAATGTTTCACATTCAATCTTTCTTCACTTGTATAAGCCACTACAAGCCCAGTTTCATCATGTTGTATGGTGATGTACTTTTCACCCCTTTCTATGGTGGTAAAATCGCACATACTACATAACTTACCCAATACCTTGCCCAGTTGTTTCATCAGTGGGGCTTCGGGGCTAATAACTAAAACTAAATCCGCTTTCATAATCGTGTGTATTGTGGTAGCCCGAAGGCTACCGGATTAAAACTTAGAACTTCTCGATTTTGAGATTGTCGTTAATGATAAACATACGTCCACACTCTAAAATCACATGTGTATCTGTAATTCGTTTGATTACTCTTACTACATCATCGTGCGATATACGTAGGGTGCCATCTGCATAGTGACCATTAGCTAAATCACCTGAAATTCTGTATTTCAAACCAATTTCTATTTCTTTTGTATTCATAATCTTCTATATTACGCAGGGCTTTCGCCTTGCTGGTTAAACTTATAATATTTGAATCTCTTTGTTACCTATCTCTGTATCTACGTTCAGAACTTCATACTTTTGAGCCTTATAGTTGTAAACAACCTCGCAAGTATTGAAACCTCTGCCATCTTCTCTTTGGTCATAAACAGTGTTTACGTGTTGATACATCTTATTGCCTAACATGAAGTTTATCTTGCCTGATGTGCAAAAATAGAATGCTACCGCATACTTCAATGTTTTCTTCTCATCAATTTTCTTTGTTGCCATAATCATATATTTAAGCGTTAATACCAATTGCGTTTCTCATAAAGTCGCTTGCTTGCTCTACTGACATACCCAGCTTCTTTTGAATTAAAATGAGCATACAGCTTACTTGTTCTTTTGTGTTCAAATTGCCTTGTACAAACTCTGACATGATGAACTTCTCTATTGTTCTTTGTTTAATTACTGATGCTGCCATAATCGTATATCTTTTAATTGTTATTCAAACTATGTTTTTATTATCATGATGCAAATATCAAATTTTATTTTGAATAAAACAAATTTTGATAGAAAATTTTTCAAATTATTTTTTGATACTATTCTTTATATATTCTATGTATAATTTGAAAACTATTCCTATCTTTGCATCAAATTATAATTTGAATATCATGTTAAGAGTACAAGAAATCTGCAAAAGTCAAGGAATTACAATGCAAGACCTTGCTAAAAGAATGGGAGTGACATATCAAGCCCTGTATGCCGCCGTGTCCGGTAACCCTACTATTGGGAAGTTAGGTGAAATAGCAAAGGCATTGGATGTAGGAATAATTGACTTACTGAATGAGGATAAAGAAGAAAACGCTATTATTTGCCCTCACTGTGGGAAGAAGATTAAAATAGAGAAAGGAGAATAGATATGAACACCAACCACCTATATAGAGTTGACGTACCTAACTTGAATGGCTCAATAGTTGACACTAACATTTTTAATGAAAATCATCCCGAATACTATAACATTTTTTTGCCCATAATGCAAGTTATTACAGATACATCATCTGCAACTAATCTTTCAATTGCAAGCACTTTTGCTATGGCAAATACTGTAATAAATTGCTACACCCTTTATGAACAAGACATAAAAAATGACTGTTTTTCATACAATGGCACACACATACCATCAATTATTATCAAAAGTATATTGGCTGTATTTAGTAAACACTATCAACAAAAAAAACTACATTTTCATTTTAATGCATGGAATCCTTTACATTTGAGCTGTATTTATCCTTATTGTTATGAGGCTATAAGATTATATCTAAACCAACAAGGAAAATCAATCCGTACCGGAAGACTAAATTCTGCATATTTTTTTACAAACACAAATGATTGTCAATATTATATCAAGACGCAAGGAATTTCATTTGCTCAAATCTATAATATAGATATAATAGAAGAATACGCCTCTTTTAAAGGAGATATGAATTGGCTCGAACAACTGGAAATAGAGACATTTACTTCCAAAGATATTATTCAATCTGCAACAAAATATTGGAGTGGAGAGTTGACAAATAAACCAATTATTGAAATATTATTTCATGGCAAATATCAATTAAAGAATTAATAAGCCGGAACACTAAACTCCGGCTCATGAATTGATTAGCCCTTTGATTCTTAACCGATTTACGATTTCTGTGTAAAGATACTCTATATCCCCGCTGAAATCCCCATAATTCTGATACAGAAATACGACATCAGCGCAGTTGTCGGAAATTGTGCTCTTGGACTGAACCCTAAGCACCCTTGACATCTCTTCACGTACCCCTGCTGTCATTTTTCCACCGGCAAGCGAGCTTGGAGAAAACAAGTACAAGATGATGAAGATAAATTTTTTCCGCTGGGTCACACTGTCAATATTCGGCGGACATCCTCTCTCATTCAGTAACTCAACGAATATTTTATAGATTTCATGGATAAGACACTTGTCTTTCAGAACCGGGGCAGTCAAGGTATTTTCTTCCTCTGAAAGTTCTGATTTCTCGATACGAATCTTTTTAAGACGAATGATTTTATTAAAATCCAGCTCCATAACACGATTATTTTAAAAGTAAATAGTATATTTGCATCATAATCGTGTGAGGGAGGATTGAGTGGTCGTGCGCTTAGTTCTCCTTTTTTTATTTTACAGAGTTATTCTTTTCCTGAATAATCTGATTTTGCTCGTTCACCTCCCTACCCCATATCATAGCGGAATAGATGGCTTTTGCATACAAAAAGAGTTCCTCACGACTGGTAAGGAACTCAACTCGAAGGGCTGCACATTTCGCATCAGTCCAAACTGTTTCATCTTTTTCCATTTCTCAAATCATACTTCTTTATATAGTTATCAACAGTGGTTTTGCTCACTCCCAATTTCTTTGCAATATCTTTCAGGCGCATACCGCTGACAACAAGTTCCCTTACTTCTTCGACATCAACTGTTACCCGGTATCCCCCACCCTTCTTTTCAATCGCTGAAATAGAATTGAATAGTTTTCGCTTCTTCTCTGCATATTCAGGGGTAAGCTTATCTTTTGTTACATATATGACTGTACGGCAGTCTATACGTAACGGGAAATGTTTAATACTTTTTTCCATGTTTGTTTTCTCTCAAGTCATTGTATCTCATCTTCTGATTGATATGCCATATAAGGTCTATATTAGAAAATTGGCAATACTTAATCAACCCGGCAAGAGCGAAACATATCCTTTTTCCCAAACCTTCTACATCGTTAGTTAGTAGGAGTGTAAAACCAAAACAAACCTCTGTAAATCTGAATCCGGATTTGAGGCTCACAAATTCATCGGCAATTTCATTCGTATCAGACAAATCTATACCTCTCAATCCGGCAAGGTCAAGCAGGCGGATTACAGCATCGGCAAGTTCATCGGGAAGTGTATCTTTTACATTCTTTTCAAAGGAACACTTAAATCGCTTTTCTTCTTCCACTAATGCAGGATAGCGATTATAGTCCATTTCAAAACGTGATTTACATTTCTTTCCTAATCTTCCCTTTCTATCTGCTTCCACGGCTTCCATAAGCTCGGATATTACAAGGCAAAGGCAATGTTCGTTACTCAATTCTTCATCGTGGAAACCGTGGTCGCAAGCGGTTTTATAGGCGCGGTCGCGCAGTTCATTTAAATCCATATTTATTCTGTTTTGAGCCATACGGCAGACGTCCAACCGCCGTATGGCAATATTTATTTCTTCATTAACCCAATGCGCTCTTTCAAAGTAAGAAGGTAGTAGTGCATCTGTACTTTTTGAACCTCCATTAAAGTGACCTGATTTTCACCAGCTATTTCAACAGCATCTTTTCGGCCAAGAAACAGGGCTAACTTATTATGTTTGTCCATCAACTCATTATATTCGATATACATACGGTCAAGAGGAGTATCAGCTACCTTGTATGCCTTTTCAAATACATCTTTAGGCGACCAACTTTCATATCCATCTTCATAACGAACATGATAACCCTCATCGTCAAAATTTTCGGTTGACGGCTTTTCTCTGAGGAGATGTTTTCCCCACGCATCACCTCTTGTCATAGACTCGGCTTCAATCTGTTTTGTTCCAATATACTTTTTCATATCAATATGGATTTTACAAAGCCCGTCCAAGGCTATTTAATTTATTTCTCTTGTCGTAATTACTCATACGGGGGCATTTCCCGTCACACCGCATGTTCACATACATATTACTTGCCATACTCGATATGAATGACTTTTTGTAGCATTGTCCACTGTAGGGGCTGTAATGCTTGCAGTGTTCCTGGTATTCTTTTCTATTCATAGCTTTTACATATAAATTGTCTAAAAGGGTAAAAACGATAAAATGTGCACCTTACAAATTGGTTGTCAAACGCTTCCTTTGAATACTTGCATTTGGAACAGCATTTATTTAGAGTGCCTATATTTAATCTTATGTTATCCATTATTAACCCTCTTCACATTTAAAAGATAATTTTTCAAGTTTCTCAATCTGCTTACGAAGAGAAGCGATTTTCCTAATCTTCATTTCTTCCGCCTTTTTCAACGCTTCGGATTTATCGGTGAATGCGTTTTCCCCTATACGGAAGTAAGAACATAAACCATCCCTTACATATTCTCTATCTTCAAATCTACTTCTAATAATATCTGTTTCTATCTCTTTAATACCTTCTGTTAAGGCATACTTTGTTATAAATACTTTTGCCATAGTTGTAATCATTTATAAGGTTAAAGTGAATTAAGAGAGGCAGCGGACACGGGGCGAACCCAATCGTCACTGTCCTGAATGTTGTCGTATCTAAAACCGTCGCCCCAACTGAGAATAAAATTGCGTTTGTTTCCTTTTCTCGTAGAACACCAATACCAGTCATCTTTCACTGGTTGTTTTCCGCAGATAGCTAAGGCTGCATTCAGCATAACCTTATGTTCATACCCTAAGACACTCTCTTGTAGTGTAGGAATGCGCCAACTTAATCCACATAAGTCCAATGCTATGACTTTCTCAGCAATTTCGCTTCCGGATGCAGCCAATGCTTTGGTATTGCCTATTCCATCGGTATCCTTCATGCCTTCTTCTGTGGTTGGATATATCTTTCCTGTTTGTTCTTTCTCCCAATCAAGAAGAATATGGGTATCATTATCCATATCTTCCGGATAGAAGAATAAAGCATTGCCATCATGGATAATAACTGCACATTGTGCCTGTTCGTTTTCTTCATGCAGTCCCCAAAATTTAGGTTTTACAAAATTCTTATTGACGGTAAAGATGAATACACCATTACCTACATTTTCTTTTGTGTAAATTCCTTTGCTCATAATCATATAAGTTTTAATATTTCTCAAAATTTGGGATTTGTAAATAGAAAGAGTTTCGAGACATGGGAAGCCAACACTTTTGCTCCTCATTGCACGTATTCCAATTATCTTCCCCAAATTCATCATTTAATGCTTCCACTATCTTATAGGCTACATCTTTTACAAAACGAGTATTAAGTATCCTCTTGCCTTTAATAACGATTGTAGGTGTATAGAGTGAAATTTTATACTCCCCACCGTTTTCTATCGACCAGCTACCTTGTGCTACTGTAATGTGCGGATTGGTTTCATTCTTATACTCTTGTACTATACTTAGATAGCCATTAAAATAGTTGGCTATTAGTTCCGACTTATATACTTTTAGCCCCGTTGCTTTTTCTAAAAGTTTTCTAAGCCTATAAGCATCATTTACAACAGGGTCCATTCTCATATAAGTTTTAATGCTTCTTGTATCCCGGCTTCCAGTGCTTCCTCGTAAGATTTATAAGTTTTATCAACTTCTGTTCCAGAAAGAAAATCATAATCCTTTATATCGTAAAGTCGATAATACCATCGTCCATATTGATTAAAATAAACAGCTATATGAATAGAATGATTTTCACGCAGCCACTTTTGGGCGATATACAATGTTGGACACAAAAATTCAACTGGTTCGTCATCTATTTCCGTACAACACGACATACTTTGCGGAAGGTCATATTTTGTAATAACCTTATTGCAGCCTATTATGTGTTCACACTCCCAAACGAAACCTTTCTCTTTCAGCAGCTTCGCCGTCTCTAATGTTACAAGTTCTTCGGTCATAGTTATTTCCCTTTCAATTTCTTTATTAGTGCATCAGCATAGTTAATTGATTCAATAGATATTGTTTCAATTACATCTATCTTACTATCAGGGTGCTCATCCAAAAACATTCCTAAATTTTTCATCCAAAAACTATTTGATATTAAACCTTGTATAGCGGATTTTGCCAATTCATAACGCCTTTGCTCCCAATCAATAGTTTCAAAATTATCAAAGAAGTCGAGTTCTGACACTTTGAAATACCTACCATTCACTAAGGCAGTCCCATCATCATATAAGTCTTCAACCTCCACAATTTCCCCGGTTGCTTTTATTCTCGCTTTCATAACTGATTAGTTTTAATATACCCATTTTCAATGCACCAGCACAGCATCTCGTTGGCTGCATCCAATAGATTTCCGGAAACTTTAACGATGAATGGTTCAGACATGCTTTTTTGATAACTTATAGCCCAAGGACCAGCAAAAAGAGGCTCAACGCACAGCTTATACGTTATACAGAAGACATTTATGTATCGCGGCAGCTTATCGAGAATGTCTTGCAAGGTGTAAGTGGGAATTATTTCCCAAAATGCACTATCTCGTTTTTCATTAATTACATCTTCATATATTTCAAGTTCCCATTTTGCATTTTTATAAGAAAGAGCGTAACACCAACACATGCTTCCATCGCTTGTATCCAGTCCAAGCTCCTGCAAATGTTCCATCTGTTCGACTGATAATACATATTTTGATTTCATAATCATTGCTTTTTATTAGGTATTAAATCATCCAAATACGCCCATTCTTCAATGGCATCTTTGGAACACTCGTAATCATCGCACTCTTCATCGTCCCAGCACTGCTCTGTTACATTCCAATAGCGGACACCGTAACCAGTTCCAGTGCTTAATTTCCCATATACAAGGCATGGTATCTGCGGATAATGTTCATTTTCGTATTCTCCATGAGCTTGTGGCACTTTATCTTTAGTCTTGTGCCACACGCTGTTGATATGCCAGTTCGCACCGGCAATAAATCCTTCTTTAAATTCATCTGCACCACATTCGCAACAATCGAATGCTGTATTATGACCGTTACAATGTTCGCAATATTCACGTTCTGAACATGGATAGGTTCCATTACAATTATAATGCTTATGAATTGCTTCCCTTGCTGCTTCTTTTATTGTCTGTTTCATATATTATTTCTTTTTCTTGATTTAATCTTGATTGGATTGTTTTTTGTTCCAGTACCGAACCGTTCTAAGCGAAAGCAGTGTATCCGGAGCCAGTATTTAAAAGCGGGGATAGTTGTCTGCTTCATAATCAATGACTTTTAATTTTCTTATATTTACCACACTTCTTGCAGAAATAGTGACGGACGGTGTACCAACTTCTATCGCCCCAATCATCAACAACTTCAACTCTCCTCTCAAATAAGTATTCCCACTCGTGGCAACAGAATAATTTCTTTATAATGGCATCAATTAAATGCTTCATAATTAACTGTTCTCCTTTACAATTCTACCATCGTCTAACAACGTGTATAGTTTACCCTTATATGCCAGAGCGAAACACCATTGGCGGGCATACTTCAAATACTGATGCAATTTGTATCTGTGCGGGTGTTTCTGCATCTTTTTTTCTATTCTTTTCTTCATGTTCTTCGATTTAATATTTCCCTTTCAATGATTTTCTTTGCATTAAAGCCGAATAAGCCTTTCTTTTGCTCGTGAAAATCCGCAATAGAAACTTCATTGATATAGTAATAGAATGCCTCATAGCCATCCGCAAAATTGCGAGCAAGAAAACCATTAGGGTGAGTGTTCATATATCTTTCAACGGCTATTATCACTCTTTGGGCATAACCGGGAAACATCTTAAACTCTAATTGCATCTGCTTGTAATTGCAGAGAGGACAGCCGACACAACCGTGACGGCTCAAATTATATGGAGCGTCATAATACTTTGAATATGGCAATCCGTATTTTCGGATATAGCTCCAAACATCTTCTTCCGACCATGTAAGAATAGGAAGAATATGTTTGGCGCCTTTCATCCACTTACGGGTGTCACACTGTTCTGGTTCATAATCTTTCCGGTTTCTACTTTCCGAAGCCCTCATGCCCTCAATGCTTCTTTTCCCAATGCCATACCGTTCTTTTAACTCCTCGCAGCAGAACCGACGTAAACGAGAGGGGAAACCTTTCTCCTCAATCAGCTTAAAGAAAGATTTCTTTGGGTGCATTATCTGAACTTGTGGATAGTTTTTCTTTATAAAGTTGATTGTTCCGGGTGGGTCTACTGTAGTATTGGCATATATTGCATCATATACAATGCCCGCACGTTCGGCAAGGTCAAGTATGACGACGCTATCTTTTCCACCTGAAAAGCCAAGATTTAGAGGCTTATCCTGATATATACTTCGAAGGAAGTCTATTGATTGTTGTTCTTTCTTATCCATTTACTCTATTTCTTTTATTCCGTTCCCGATTGTCTTCCGAAACACACATTTTGCACCATGATGTCTTGATTTAGAACCACTCTTCATCCGCTCCGACCTCTACCGAAAGCCAGTCCATGAGGAGGGTTATAAGGTTATAAATAGGTTTCATTTCACTAAACTTTTATCGCGTTGGCAATATTATCCGCATCCGACAGTTTTCTTACCAGCACATCAAACGCCGCCGTACACCGCTCTGTGTTCATATTGACCGTTTTCCCGATTTTCAAACTATCGGAAGCAAGGTTCATCATCCTTGCCACATTTGAAAGCTTCAAATATTCCAACGTGAACCCGTTGAACCGTGCATCTTTCTTCCGAAGCTCTTTAATCCTTTCGTCAAACTGGATGCAGGCGTAATCACATAATGTCCTTGCAAGTTCGAACCTTGCAATCTCTGCGGAATGGGATATGCCGTTATCGTCAAGAACCTGCTTGAATTGCCAATACAACATATCCACGTGCTTGTTCACTTCTTCCGTATACTTGTCGTTGCAGTCGGCGAAAAACTCGCTCCGGTCTGAACCGATAACGCTGTTTACAGTACGCTCGTATTCCTTTCTTGCCTTATCGGCATCATTCAAATACCGCTTGAATGCCTGTTTGTAATAAGGCATTCTCTTCATTGCATGCAGGCACTCGATAACCTGCCCGCAACAGATGTCGTTCGTGAGCAGTATGTTGTAGGTGCACAGAACTACAAGGCTCTCATACTTGCTGATTATCTGATTTGCCGTGTCGGTAGTCATTGCCTTGCCTGTTCTTCCTTGTTCATACTCTTGTTTCTGCTCTCTTTTGCAAGTTCATCAATCATGCGCTGATACTCCAATTGTTCGATTTTCTTTTCAATTTCTATGTCCATGATTATTTACCGTTTGTTTCTTATTTGGATAAACCCTCGTTTTTCGCATTCACGAAGAAGCAACAAATCTTCTTCTTTAATTTCGCATGGCGTTTCGTGGTTGATGCTCATATACCGTGAAATTCCGAATTTCCTGCATATATCGTTATAGAAACGCTTTTGTCGACCTTTTGCCATCCAACAGATTGTTAGTTTCATACGTTTTACCCCTATTAAAACTCGCTTGGCTTCTTTTCCAGACCCTCGTATCTTTTTCTATTCAATTCAGCAATCAATTCATCCGACATCCTCAAGGCGTTGATGGCAGATTTGTCACCGGACAGTGCACGTTTTTTAAGTTCCTCCCGATATTCTTCGTAGAACATCCCATTGGTTGTTCTTTGCTCATCAGCCATGTGTGCTTTATGCTCATTCCATGACTGGCTATCAGCAATAGCACAACGTTCTTTGTTGTATTCACGTAACCAGCCCATAATAACTTGCCCGTCTATGCGGTTGTAACTTTCTCCATATTTCATTTTCATTGCATTTTTGAAACACAATTTGAAATCGTCAGTTTTCATGTAAGGGTATTCCTCAATGATTAAGTCTACGGTCATTGCAACCTGTGTGTCAGACATGGTATTAACCACATTGAAGAACGCCAAAGCGTCAGCAATTAAAATTACCAATATGGCTCTCGCCTGCGGCTCTCCGAGTTTTCTGATTATAGTCCCTATGGCCGGCTCATTGCTTAGAAATACATCCTCAACTTTTTTCGGGCGCAGAGTTTCGCAATATTTCTCCGGCGAGGTCTTTAAGACGACTAACCGATTCTCTTCTTGTGGTGACAGTATCAGTTCGTTTCCCATTATAATTTCCTTCCAATATTTTAGTAAAGTTTGCTTGTTTGAAAATCCAATCAAAGTCACATTTCCAATTGCGGTCATTAGCTCCCAGCAGGAACGGGGATTGAAGAATGAGATTGAAAACAGTCCTCACTGACTCTTTTCCATATTGGGCTATCCGGGCTTTTACAGCCTTTTTTCTCACATCGGTCATTGATTTTATCTGCTGGAGTCTATCTTTGAATGTGGAATTATAGTATTCCATCAATCCGCTGTAATCAATCTTTTCAGAAAGAGAGGGCGAAGAAAGCTTGTCTTTCTTTGATACTCCGTCAGGAGTATTTTCTTTCTTTTGCTGGGAAGATATATCTATATACTCTCTTTCTTCTTCTTTCTTTGTATTTGTGCCCTCCGTGTGCCCTGATTTTTGTAAAAGTTCGGATTGCGGCAGATTGTTGTTCACAGACTGTGCCCCAAGTTGTGCCCTTAGCTGTGCCCATTCGGACTGTAATTCTTTGATTTTCTTTTCAATATCTGTGCCCTTGCATGTGCCCTTACTTGTGCCCATTGGATTATATTCTTCATATTTACATAGGGTTATAAGGTTCATTCCCTGATTGCACTCAACAGTTATCATACCTTTTTTCTTAAGATGTACAAGAAAGGAACGCACTTTCTTTTCAGACCATTTCCAGCGTTGAGATAAAAATCTTATGGATGCAGGATATTGACCTCTTGAATAAGAGATTTCTCGACCTCCGATACTCTCCTTTCGGGGCGTTGCCTCAAATCGTGCAGAC